CAGCAAGATCGTCTGGGAACAATGTTCGTCCATCACGGTTGAATATCACATACCCAACCTGTTTGCCATCAACTATGGCTCGTACATCAACATTAGCGCCATCAATACTATAATCTAGTGTTAGATCTTCGTAATTGGTTCTGGCTTCTACTAAGTTTGTTTTTGTGATTATTTCTTTTGCTCTCATTTTAAGTCCTTAAATACCCCAGTCATATACCCAAAATGGGTCAGTAATCACAGGATTACCGTCACTGTCTATCATGAAATTACCATCATGTAAATCTAATTTATAACCATTATACTTTGCTAGTTGATACAAATTGAATATAGTTTTGTACATTTTGGTTAATCCTTCACGGCCTAAATGTATGATTAATGTTTCTAGTCCATGTCTTACCCGATTACCTGTCTCAATCTCATCTTCTAATGACTTTATATATCTATTTACTGGAACATTATTTTTCACATTACTTGTCATATTGGCTAGTAAAAAATTCCAACCTTCAGCACCTTTATTAAATTTAGATAATCTTTCCATTCTTATTTCAAGATATGGATTTTTTAACTCACCAAATTCAAACAGTTTGTAATCATATATCTCGGGCAAAAATTCATTAGTTGGATCTCTCTTTATAGCATCATAAAAAGTTTTAAAACTTTTGTGTTTGGCTGTCAATTTACCACTGTATCCGCCCTTGGGAGTGGTACCATATATCTTTAATACAGTATTACCATCAGGCTCTAGAAAAGCCATTTGATCAACACCTTTGCCCAAATATTTGTATCCTTTGTCAAGAAAAAACTGTTTGATACCTGGATCAAAATGGGCTTCAGTAATTATTTCTTCTGCTCGCATATTATCCTATCCATGACGCTACTAAGGTGACAAAATCATCCACATCGTCAATGTCTTGTTTATGGTAGATTTTTACACCAGAAGCATATAGTTCTTTGGCTATTCTATCTTTTAGTTTTATCTCTTTGGTCTTAACGGGAAATACAAATGGCACATGATCATTAAATTGCGCCCTGCTGTAATTTACCAGTGGTTGAGCTCCTAACTTTTTGATTTTTCGTTGATTGCTTTTAATTTCGTCTTCATTCCAATTGTTAGCGAACTTGGAATCAAATACCCCACGCATTAACTCAATTTTCCCACGAACCAATACACCCGGTGTTTCACTTAATCGTGCCCATAGTCCAATAGCCTGTGGTGTTTGTGTAATATCAGCAACTATAGAAAAGCCTTGTTGTAATATAGTTTTGTACATCAATACACCTACGCCACGCCCACGATAATTACTGTCTAAAACTGTATTGCTTACCTGCCAGGTGTTTTTAAATCCTGGCAGTGTATATCTTCTTAGTCCAATATAGCCAATGTATCGGTAACCTTCTTCAGTACGAGCAAAAAAGTCAAAGCGTTTATCTGTGCCAGTTAGATTTATACGATCACGCTCACTATAGCCAACTTCTTTAAATCCATATTCGGGATTATCTGGCATAGGTGTGATATCTTTAGTAACAGTGTCACTGCTGCCATACCAAGGTTCATTATCACCTTTTACTCGCTGAATTTCACTTATTTTCATAGTTTTACTTTTTTTATTAGCACGATCTAGTTTATCTATTGTAGCAGCCACATCCATCCAATAACGGTATTGTGCGGTATTACTTTCATAACTTTGAGCATGATCTACTGCGCGGTCATAGGAAGTATATTTTAGTCCACTATAGTTTTTAAGCATTCGGGCAGCAGTTGCTTCCACATCACCTAGTGTTGTTTCGGTTATGATGTCATGTACTTTCATCCTACATACCTCGCTATGAGTCCTGTACTACTACCGCCACCATACACTTTTACACCACTACCTTTTACGGCTATTTCTAATTCACGCTTGTTAGGTAACTTTTCTACGGGGAATTCAAAAAACCAACTATGTTCTGTTTCGCCTAGATATGTACCACCCACTTTGCTAAAAAATTTAGCCATTTGATTATCGCTATAGTTTAAAACAAGCCCTTCGTTTTTTCTAATCTTAACCCATCCAGTGACTTCAATATCGGATCGAGATTTTAGATTAGCCCACATAGCACGACCGCCTGGACTTTGACTATCACCTGCCATTAATATGCCATCTAATCCACTAGGGTTTGGCAGCATGAAACCATCATAAAGATGTTGTGCTATGCCTTGCCCGCGGAATTCGGGATTAACACCTATAGCACCTACGCCATATATAACTTTTTGATAATAGTTGTCAATTCCCATATTATATGCGTTCAAAGCACCAACGATTTTCCACTGAAAAGGCGCTTCCCACTGATTGTAGTGAGGTGCCTCATCTGAATTTTTTACAGCAATTAAGGACAGTGATGATGTTCTATACAGTGGCTGTATACTGTGAAAGAATGGGTTATCACCGGGCACTTTTCTCCACTGATCTGCGGCTAAGTTTTTATACTTATGATGGTATAGTACTAAATCATCACTGGGATCATAACTGCGGATTTTAAAAATTTCGTTTATCTTCATGATTGTGCTCGTCTATATCCATAACCAGCAGGTGAGTTAATACCTCTATTAATTAAGTATTGTCTGAATATTGCTCTTCTACTTTCCGGTGCGGGGGAGGAATAGAACCTTCCTATAATTTCATTGGGATTATCGACCGCAAAGACCTCGTATTGTATTTCTGTTTCATTACCTGGTTCCAATTCATTACGCTGGGTATCTAAATCGTATCGTCTAGTAGGTGTTGCCCTCAATCTACCTGCAGTAATACCTTGTCTAACCCACTCCGGTGTGCCATTTAACGCCATTTGTTTTGCTTCTTCAGCATCTTTACCAACTACTTCAATACCATAACTAGAGCCTGGCAATTCAACCTTCCACCAATATTTGCCACTTGCTACACCTGACGAAATATCTCTTTGAAGTCTTTCTTTTTGTAATACATCTAACGCTTGTTTTCTAAAAGATTTAGTAGTGTCAATACTAGCACCGCCGCCGATCTTAATTAAATATTTACTAAATTCGTCTACCATGTCACCGTAAACGTCTTTAGATGGCTTTAGCAGTTTATAAAGTTTCTTTAAGTATTCTTCACGATACTTGTCTGGATTACTAGCAGCATCTAGGGCTACTATAAATCGTAACATAGTAGGTTTCACTTCATTCCAAAATCTATCATCCAACCAATCGCCACCAGGGCTACGGAATTCAATATATTTGTCTTTGAAGTTTACACTAAAGCGTTTGTCTGGGTTAGCACTGGCAATACTCTGAGCACCTAGATGGGCAAGATACCTACGCATCTTGTCAAATATTTCTGGAATTACATCAGGCTTTTCTCTAACTGCCCGATTTACATAATCAAACGAACTTTTGGCGTATGTATTACTACTGCGATTGAATACATCTAATACATAGTTGTCGTCCAACAATAATACTAATTTTACATAGTCAACCGTTAATCTGCTGAAATTAGGAACACTAACACTAATATGTAGGCCTGTGCTGTTATTGGTATAACATCCTGTGTCATCTGCCCACCGTTTAACCAGATCCATTTTCTCTAACATTACATCTAGAGGTAATCCACCATCTGGTGTCACAAATTCTAGTCCACCATCAGTATCATCATTGGTACTAATACTGCCATCTGGTTCTACTCGCCAATCAGTTTTATTGACATTTCTATATCTACCACTACTGTATACGGCGTTTACACCTACGCTATCACCAAAACTTTCCGCTACATCTTCACCACTAATGTCGGGTGAACTAGTGGATTCCGGTTCGGTCCAGTATGGCCAATCAACGATATGATCATATTCGTTGTAAACATCCAACATGGTGTCCAAACCTACATCTTCTAAGAATTCTTCTTCAGTAAGTTCATCGGATTTTACTGCACGGTATTCGTCATAAATTTGTGACGGTACCTTGTCTATTGTTCTTTCAACCAGTTCTTCAAATTCTTTGTCGCTCATGTCCTGAGCGCCGTCAATATCGTTGAGGTATAGATAATCGCTAATGAATTCTTTTTTATCTCTTTCCCACGTTGCTTCAGCTTGTGTCTCCATCCAATCCCGCCAACGATCTTCCAATCTATTCATTAGACGACTCACAGACTGTCTACTGTTGTTACCACCGCCACTGAAAAAATCCTCAATATTGCTAATACTGTCTGCCACTTCATCTTCTCTTTCGCGTTCTGGCTCACTTTCCTCCTCGCGTTCTCCAGCGCCAGGCACGCACATTTCAAATTCCATTCCTACTCTAACACCTTGAACTTGACTGGCCAACTGTTCAAGATTGGTTGGACTCATGTTGATTTCAAATAAATCAACTGCTGGTTTTTTGGTAAATTCGCGTAATCTCATACTATTCCCAGGAACTATATAATAAGTATTTAGCCAAAAAACAAAGGCCGCTAATATAGCGGCCTTCGTCATTGAGAATCAATTAACACCAACTGGTTTTTGCTTCACCGTAGTATTCACGGGCAAATCCATTTTGAATTAGTGATTGACGTAAACTCACACCATTCAAAATTACATCACCTAATACGCGACCACCATACTTATCCCAGCCCATTAGAGCAATTTGCCTGGTTTTAGCCGCTGCTACTAATTGCTTAGTATAGGCACTTGCCATTTCACCACGTTGCGCTTCAGCGGGACAACCTGCTCTATGTCCCTTTTCAGGAGTATCAACGCCGAATACACGAATGCTTAATTCCTTTTTGAGTGGATCTGGCAACCAATCAGCACGAAATGCCACAGTGTCACCATCAACTACCCTAGTTATCACTACATCATAAACAACTGCTCTGTTTTCCCTCGCAGTTTGAGCAAATAGTAGACCTGATAAAAATGCTAATAGAAAAAATATTACTTTCATCGTAACTCCAAACGAAAGTAATATTTATCATAATAAAAACTTATCGCTTATGCCACGATGTGGTTTCTTTAACTGCGGCACTGGCCATCTGTGTGTTCACGCCAGTATGCTTTACAACATACTTGATAGCATCACTTGTGTTTAGTTGTAGAACAAAAATAGCGTCATTTGCTACACGTTGTAGATCAGTCATGATTAACTCCTTAATTAAAACTTCTTGAGAATAGATTGAACATCAGTGCTAATGGCATCAACACTTGATTCCATAGCATCAAATTTATCGCAGATAGCAAGAGAAACTAATTCCTGTAATTCACGAAATGCGATTAAAAACTCATCGTCAGACATTGAAAGCAGTGATGCTTCCATATTCTTCCATAGTTCAACATCATCATTCATTTGAAAACGCCGTCCTTGATACAGGCCTCAAATGTTTCAAATAACTTATTGAACTTTTGATCGTATAGTTCGGTAACACCAATCAAAATGTTTAACACTTGATCGTCAGTGTGTTCACGATCATAAACATCACCTAACGTTTTTAGATCGTCTACGACTCGCCAACAATCTAGGATTTGCTGTTCAAGATCAAAACGATCCGGGGATTTAAAAAGAGACATGAAAGTAAACTCCTGTAAAAAATTCATTGTAACATAGATCAGAGACATCTTCAACTTTTTTGTGTAGGTGATATCCTCCCTGCTAAATAATGTGTAACCCAAACGGAGTAAAAAATGGAGTTCATACTAATCTTGATCGTTGCCATTGGCGCAATAATTATCATTAATCGTTTACAGAATAAGAATGTAACAACTACAGAAGAAACACCAGTACCATACAAGGTAGAAGTAGCAGAGGTAAAAGCATCAGAACCTGCTCCTGCTCCAGTACCATTAGAGCCACTGCCCGACACTATCACCGTAGCACCCGTAGAACCAGTTAATACTGTTGTTGTTCAACCTACGCCTGCTCCCAGTCCAGTTGTTGAAGAGCCAGCACCTGTTAAGAAGCCAGCAGCCAAGAGAAAACCTAAAACTACTCAAGAAAAGACAGTTGCTGAAGTGAAAAAAGTAGCAAAAGTTGTTACTCCCAAAACTACAGCAAAGACTAAAGCCAAAACTTCAAAGAAATCCTAATTCTTTGTTGAAATTGTATAAATAAAATTGCCGATCACGATGCTACCAACATCTATCGGCTCTAACTGCTATATTTTTACAAGGAGCAATCAGCATGACTATTTATACACATTCAACGCTGTCAGAAAGAGTTATAAATAATTTTGTCCCGACACGTCTTTATATAAAAGAACTAGTCGGAATAAAATATTTTGGAAAAACAACACAGAACAACATTGAATCATATTCTGGATCTGGTGTTGTTTGGTCGAAGCGAATCAAAAAGTACGGCAAGCAAAATATAAAAACTCTATGGATTAGTGATTGGTATCATGATCCATATGAGATCATGAAAGATGCTCTAAGATTCTCGATAGAAAACAACATTGTTGAGTCTAGTGAGTGGGCAAATTTGTGGCCAGAAAATGGAATAAACGGTGGAAGAACTCGCAAAGTATCAGCAAACAAGGGAAAATGTGTTGTTGCTGATCAAAATGGCAACACATTTATGTTAGATAAAGATTCACCACTGATCTCTTCTGGTCAAGTAAAATCAATAAATAAAGGAACAATAGGAGTTATTGTTGTAGGCACTGAAAAGTCTAAACGAGTCAGCATTGAAGAATTTCATAATAATAGACATCAGTATATGACGCTAACTGAGGGTAAGAGTAGAAAAGTAGATAAATTACGAGGGAAAATAACAGCAAAAGACTCTACTGGAAAAACAGTGAAGATTGATATAACCGATGAAAGACTAAAGTCCGGAGAACTACATGCTCTCTCGAAGGGAAGAGTAAATGTTGTTGATGAAAATGGAAAATCAATTAGTGTTTCAGTTGAAGATCCTGACTATATCTCCGGAAAATTTAAATTTTCCGGAGGTACAAAAAAAGGATTCAAACAACAAATCGTAACTTGTCCACACTGTGGTAGATCCGGCGGTAAAAGTAATCTAACTCGTCATCACTTTGATAAGTGTGATTTCAAGAATTAAGTGTCCATTGCGAGTATAGATCATTACTGGCAAGATTCTTCAATTTTGATTCGACCATACAGTCTCCCCATTCCCAGTGTTGGCGTGCCCATTTGTTTACCGCGATATTCCACATACCGTTGCTATGAGCGCGAAGTTTGGCTTTTTTATGTCCTAATTCAATTAGCGCACTAATGGAGGGAATGGCGTCATGAGGATGTTCTCCGAGTACACTTTCATGACTTTGACTGTAATGAAAAGTAGGACGACGATCAATACCGCTGCGACACCAACTTTCAATAACCATTTGAATGCGTGAATCATCTGCTTCAATATATTCTCCTGTATTGATCCAATGATGATGTAAATCCAGGACGATGCCTGCTTTATGTTTTAGTTTCAGCACAACATCCAATCCTGCTTGAAACTCGTCGTTTTCTAGAGTCAACATATTACGAAGTTCCGGACTCATACGATTCCAAGCAGAATCAAATCCACTCACTGCGCGTTTTCCACTCAAATGAATATTTATTTTAGCGTCTAGAAGAGAATTTCCATATCCCATCCATCGCATCATATCAGTGTGATACTCAAGTTCTTCCAAACTATTTTGAACAATTCCCTCATTTTCACTAACGATGCAGCAGAATTGGCCTGGGTGAAATGATAGCCGAACATCACGCTCCCGCGCAATACGACCTACCTCAGCGAAGTGTCGTTCAGCATACCTAATTACGTCGGATTGTTTGTAAAAATAACCCCACTTTGGCTCAGTGTATACGGGTAGAACTTCGCTTGATAGACGCACCATTCGTAGATGTGGTTCAAATGAGCCAACTTTTGTGACCAGTTTACGCAGTGATTCAATGTTTGATTTCATCAAATCCCACAACTTGTCTTCGGCCACAGATACACTTTGACGATTTAGCCACGCAACGGTGGTAGTACCAGTATTGTACTGCTTACACTCATCTTTAGGCTTGATACTGTCCATTTGTGATGGATAGTCAATCAACTTACAAGCAAAGCCTAGCCGACGCACAGAATTATTAAACATTGTTTGTTTTTGGTAGTAGTTGTAGGATGTTAGTATTGTAGCAAATTACCACATTTCTGTCAAGTCTTGGCCAACACGTAGAGCATAGCGTCTGGGCCGTTGATGACAATGACATCATTTGAGTATTTATTGTGCTCACCCGTATCCCAACGAGAGGTACTTTTTCTAAGTTCTTTGACTTTGATCATCTTGGCATTTAACTTTGTTACTTTGCCAATTTTCATATTGTTATGTGTACAAAATGCCACAACATCGTCAAGTAAAATTTCTTTACCCAGGATGTCTAAGTGTACATGCTTAGATGGTTTCGTCATTATTTTGATCCTTTGATCCGTTACTGTGTGTTTCTCGTACTGTGTCTACATCTTGATAGAAACGCTTTTCTTGAATAGGTAATTTATCTTTGTGAGTTCTTCTCGGATTTCCACAAACATAACATTGAGTATTACCGCAATCCATGGCGTGATGTTTGGCCAAACGATGTGGCTCCTTTACGATCTTGCCGTTAAAGGAGGAACTTTGTTTAGCGATCTTAAGTTGTCGCTTAATGGCTCGTTCGGTTCTCTGAATACGCTTGCCATGCCGATCTCGTTCGTTCGCTGTGCTCATATATTATCCTTTAAGTAGTTCAAGTAACTTTTCGTGTGTGATAACTTCATGAACATCTTTGGTTCCGCGTTCTACAACTTCTAATTCAACAATGTCCCAATCTGGGATATATTCACGATTATGATTGTCCAACACACCTGTGATAAAGGCACGCAGTCTACCTAATTTTTCAAAAGTTCTACCCGTGCCGTCATAACTCAAGTAGTAGGGTGTGCCCTTTACATATTTTGTTGGGTCAGACTTTCGCCGAATTTTATATACAATCATAATTTTAACTCCACATCAATGCCATGATTATAGCATGGTTCTGGTATTTTTGTCTAACTTTGATCGTTATGTGATCAATGTTATGCTTTGACATGCCCCACTGCCAATCTCTGCCCTGCCGTCCAACATGTTTTTCTAGGTACCATCTACAATGGTCATTGGGATTAGTACTGAATCCTAGATCAACCCAAACAGCACCCATATCCACCCATCTAGGATCATTGTGATCTACAACGATGTTTCCTGACGGCCATTTGATATCAATGACGGTACCTGGAACAAATTTCCACCAAAGTTTTTCCCAAAATCCTAAACCATGTGGCATAGTTTTGTCATTAAATAAGCGATCTATCAAACGCATCATTGTCATGGTGTATATATTCAGGTTTCTTCAGTGCGAATATTACCGCATTGTGTGGATCATCGAATTCAACTATGGCTTTATCTGCGTCACGGTGTGGTGTTATACTGAATCCCACACACTGAAGACCGATTCGCCAACACCCGGAAATATGTTGATCAATCCAAACGATCCAATTAGCACGATCACGCTCGTATTCATAATCACCACCATTACCGCAATAAACTACCACTGAATTCATGACCACCTCAATGATACTAAAACAGCATGTTCTTCTTTGTAAACGTATAAAAACAATTTTTTATCTAATGTATTATAAATTGTATTCCAATCTTCATATGGTTCGCCAATATTATTTCGGAGCCATTTTCGTATTTCTGCTGTTTCTTTACTATGGTAGTAGTATTTTGTTTGAATAACAAATTTAGATTTCATGACCACTTCAGTAAATACATCATATATACATCTTCATCCATAGTTATACATTGTTCGTAGTAGTCTACATATGTATCCCAACGATCTTCTATTCTGCCAAAATTTTCAGTTAACCAATTACAGACTTTATAATAATGATAAGGATCCCACTTTCCGTATTCTACCGAATATCTTATCATCATAACCACCTCAATACAAAAAGTGCGGCATCTGACTCTCTCAAATAGATAACGCTGCCCCAATCAGGTTTAGTATGAGGAGGCGGGATATTTAATTCCCGTAACCACTCTTTTAACTGCTTTATTTCTTCTAATCTATATTCTATCAGTTCAATCCTGTATTCGTAGGGGTAATCTGGAGTTTGTTTATAACCTAACTTAATCATACGAAATTTCATGTCCACCTCAATACGAAAAGCATGGCATCCTGTTCAGAATTAAATTTCCACTGTAATGTATTAACATTACCTGGCGCAAAGTATACTCCAATAAAAGTTGGACAATTGTCCTGAGTCCACCATTGAATTTCGTCATAATCTGCCATTGAAAATTTTGGTGTTTCTATGATTGTAACAGAATTCATGACCACCTCAAAAGAAACCACGCCCACTGTTCTTCAGTGAATTCAAATGTAATAAAACCCTCTCTATTACGATACATACGAGTTATACCAAAATGTTGCGGCGCCAGTGAAATCAATCCATCATATCCATTTTTACACCAACTTATATTCATTTCTGGTGTAAAATTGACACGAATAATACGATCCACCATGGACCAATAATTGAAATTTGTATCAGTTACTTTTCCAGTGAAAATCAACATAATGTATTTTACTCCCAACGCAGTAAGAATAGTGAAAATTCTTTATCAGTTCTGAAAAATATACGCTCTTGATTTTCATCCATTTCCCAACACCAATGCTCATTATGTGATACAGCATCTGGATTCAAGACTTTGTTATGATCTAAGTCTTTATACCACAGTTTAAGCGTTTTGCTAGGACCCCAGGTTTCCCAACACCATGCGAACCAACTATGAAATTGTTGCTGTGCTTGATAAGTTGAAATTTTACTATTAGAGTTGAAATAGGAATATGGATTAGGCCGTTTTACATAGTATGTCCATTGTCCATACCCACTATGTCGCCCATCAATTTTATGTACATGTTTCATCATAACCACCTCAACGCAAACCACATAGCATCCTCTGATCGCTCAAACCACCAAGTGTCAGTTCCATAATACACATAGAATTTTCCAGTGCTGGGCTGTTGCTGACACCAACGCTTGAGTGCTTGATCACCTACATGATATAGATTTTTGGGCCTTGAAATTTTGGTCCAACATCTACGCCTAATATCTTTATCCTTGTTCCAGTATTTCATGCCCACCTCAACGCAAACCACATAGCATCCTTCGATCTAGCAAAGTAAATAACTCTCCGATCATAATCCTGTAAGTCTACACCAGCAGCATCATAGTCCATGTCATGAACATTGTCGATCAACCAGATACGCAGATCACGCCATTGTCCTGTGCTACGATAAGTCACACTGACAGCGATATTACACCGATCTCGTTTACTCATGACCACCTCAATACAGTTAGTATATAATCTTTTTCGTCACTAAAATAAAAACGGTAACAATTAGTATCACGACAAACATCATTTGTTATGTAAGATGGACAATTCTCTTTAATCCATAATAACACTGATTCAGTTACTATAAATAGTCGGCCACATGGCCAATAAAAAATATAACTCATGACCATGCTTTCTTAAATTTGATGGCATGTGCTTCACTCTTGAAATACCAAACAGTGCGAGTAGTACCGGTCATCACATATTCAGCAGGATCTATGCCCAACTTATACCAATCTACATCAAATTCACCAATATGAGCCTGACACCACAATTGTATCTCATACCACTCAGGGGTGTATAGCGTTATGTGAAATTTCCATTCAGGACTCATGACCACCTCAAACCACAAAGTAAAGCAAGCCGTTCATCGTCAATTCTAACTAAAAATTTTGTTGGCTGATATGGAAAAGAACCACTGTAACCATACAAGTTCATTGACCAACCAGAACCTTTCCATTCAACAATTGGTTTGCTCCACAATACTTTACTGATATTGCCTTCTAACCATTCTACAATTTCATTTGGATTACCCTTGGCTATAATATTGTGTGGCATATACATCAATTCCATCTTAATATAAACAGTGTAGCAAACTTTTCATCCTGAATGTAAATATGCTCATTCCTGAAGCCCCAGGTGAAATTATGTTCAATCACATCCTGTGCAGGACCAAAATGTTCCTTGCACCATTTTATTTTTTTAAGGAAAGCAGAGTAGTCGTCATACCGGTCTACCCAACAACCGAACATTTCATTGTATTTCATGACCACCTCAGCAGAAAATAAACATAATCCTGTTCGGATTCAAATTCAAGTTTTGAAGGTCCACTGTGAATATATTTCGCATTGTATGGTTTCAATTCATTGTTTATGTACTGAATGACCCCACTAAGAGTTAGCATTATGTTTGGTTCAATAGTTTGGCAAAAGTTTACCCAAAATTTTGGTGTTTCAAATGAAAAAAGATCAATTCTATATATGAATTTTTTACTCATGACCACCTCAAAACAAAAAACACGAAATCCTGCTCACTATCAAATATCAATCGCTCTGGATCTTCAACATATACGGCATTATATTGTTTTAACGAACGATTTGATTCTTTGCGCCAGTCATTAATGGATAGGTCTAAACTAAATAAGAAATTTAACCAATAATTAGGTATCTCATTAGTAAATCTTCCGACCGTAACAACAAATTTTTCATTCATGCCCATCTCAACAAAAATAGCATATAGTTTTGTTCAGTGCCAAAATCCACTGGAGTATATTTTTTATAAGAATCAAACTCGCCTATTTCAACATCAAATTCTTTCTTGATTCTTTTTTTAATTTCTGATATATCAAACGGTGGATTTTTTTTATTTACATACTCAATTGCTTTAACTAAACAATTAAATGTTATGGTGCCGTTTCTAACATTTAAGATATAACTCATGACCACCTCAGGGCAAAATACACGGCATCCCGTTCATGACGAAAATAAATCAGACGCCGAGTATGATTGTTAGGATCAGTACCATAAATTTGATAATCATTTCCTGCTACATTGTCCCACAACCATCGTTGTTGTTCCTTAAAATCATCTGCTGTTCTCCAGACATATGAAACAGGAATCATTTCGGCAATGTTTCGTCTAATTTGTCGTGCTGTCTCCTCTGCTGACTTAAAGGTTTCTGGTCCCCAAAAAATCGTAGTCATTATTAACTCCACCTCAATATAAACAACATGTAATCACACTCATCGGTAAAGGCAGCAAAAATGTAATCACCGCCCCCTATTTCATTTATTTCCCATTCATTGCCAGTGCTAGGATATTTTATAGCACGATGGCCATCAAGTCGCCACTTGCCTGATAAATTTTTCCTACACCATTTTGTTACATCATATGAACCAACAAATGCCAAATCCCAATAATATATTTGATGTTTGTGATTTTCAAAACAATAGATATATTTGTATCCGTGATAGAAATCTACTAGACGAGTTGCTATGGGATTGTGTAGTGGATCATATTTGAGATTGTATTCCTCACGATTTCTACAACCGTGCTTACGCAAAAATCTCTGCTCACGCCAATCTTGGTACCATGCTACGATCTTTTTGTACATGTCTTGAAGTTTAGCACATCTACGAATTGTAGTCAAATCCTATAAATACAAGCATGAGAATAGATGAAATAATCCAACCCCGTGAGCGTACTCAAAATGTCCCATTTACTTGGGATGACGAACAACTAAAGCAAAAACATAATAAAGCATTAGGATTCGGCTCAAAATATAATCCCAGCCCTAGCGCAGGATATTATAGTCAAGGTTATAATGTTCGAGATCCATTCATGTACGGTAAAGTATCTCATTTACCTACTGAATTGGAACAAGACGGTTTTTATCAATATGCCCAGTTAATCAAGCCTATTATGGATAGTAATCCATATGTACCAAGAATTTATAGTATAAAACTAATTAAGGATAAAACCGGAAGAATAAGACCAGATTATCGTATGGAGAAACTAGTACACGGTCAAACTTTAAATAAAGACATTATTCATGCTATGGGTACAAGAACACTGGGCAATGAAGAATGGTATACAAATTCCTCATACATTGATGCCGCGGATCTATGGCGAGTATTATGTAAAGAAATTGCTATAGTAATAGATGGCTGGCCTAAATTACCAAAAACATCAATAACACTTGAGATAGATCCACTATTGTTACAAGTGGCAAAGTTAATCAAGATGGCTGAGATAAAAAATCCAAAACTTGAAATTGACTTACACACTAACAATTTTATGGCCAGACCTGGGCCTGTGCCGCATATTGTAATTAGTGATCCATTGGCTACTGAGTAATATTAAGCGTAGTTTAACAGTTTATTCAAATCTGACGCTTATTACATGTTCATAGTTCTTCTTTAATATACCTTTGTACATAAGATTTTTATGAACTAAGAAATCACTGGCGCCGCTATCATACGCAAACTTGGCAAATTGCTTGAAGAACATTGTTCTACGATTCCATTCACCTATACACTCAGCATTCAATGCTTCTAAACGATATAAGTATGAGGTCCAGCAGGCACGATGTTGCTGTGACCAGTCATGCATTTCTAGATATGATAATAACTTATTATTTCTAATTACGGCTGGTTGACTATACTCGCGTTCTTTGAATTCTTGATTTTTATAATCTTTTACTGTGGTTATGAATAGATCGTTGCTATGATCACATAAGAATTTTATTTTTTCTATTTGTGATTCTTCACTATCAGCAAATGTTAAATATTCATCGGTGGCAATAATACAATCATAGTTATCTACTATTTTATCAACATGAGTAAATGATATATTATTTTCCTTGAGCCAATTACATATCTGAGAATTTACTTCGGTTATATATATTTTTCTGCCTTGATGTAATTTAAGAATTGCTGGATTAAATCCAACGAATAAATATGTCTCGCATCTACGATTGTAGAATTCCTCAACGGCCTCCACAATATAGGCTTTTCTGTCTATAATATCACGCTGTTTTTGATGGGCTAAAAACGCATTGAATATTTCAAAATTATAACGAGTAAAGTTTTCCATAAGATATTACCATTTCAGTAATATTTATGTGAACATCAAATAAAATGGGATCATTTAGATCCCATTTGACTTATCTACGGGTATTACCGTAGTGTATCACGGTCATATCTGGCCGTTCTGGTTCTTTTCGGAACGGATCAACTAACACTGAACCTGACTTAAATTGAAAGTAGTCGGGATCAGCGGTTTCTAACCCAGCATAACCATAAGTCACGGTGCGATTATGAGCCAGTAGTATTACTGCCGGATAATTAACACTATCCACGACTTCTGTTTGATCATCCGCTAGGGGATCAACATATACAACAGTATGGCCAGCCTCTTTGATGTAATGTCCTACAAGAGTGCTGTAACTGCCAATACAGTATGGAACATTAGGCTTATATGCCTTGCCGTGAATTACGATGGGCAAGTTATGTGCTTCTGATTGTTGGATTAAAAAGTGTGCTAAATTTTTTGCTTGAATTTCACGAGCGTGCATGATCGTATCAAACAAATCATAGCCAATATCATATTCCTGTGCTAGCCAACGTAGTGCGATATTGTCTCGTGGATGACAAGCGCCGCTATCGCCCATGCCAGCAGTCATGTACTTTGGTCCCATAATACGCATGGTACTTCTGGCTAACGCATTTGTAACAACATCAACATTGATATTGCCAATACGTAGCGCAAAGTCTTGAATCATATTTACCAGACCAACTTTGGCACTGATAAATGTATTGTAGAAAATTTTGATGGCTTCGCATTCATCCCATGTCCCGACTTCGTATCGTGGATCATTCTGCATGATTGTTTTGTATAAATCAATCAATTCGCCAGCAACTCCAGTTAGACTACCATCTTCAGTACCAATGATTACCATTTCTGGATTAGCCATATCCCACTTTACACTGCCCATAGCAATTAAGTATGGATTGTATAAGAACAAGTGTTTACTATCCAGCAGCGTAACAAACTTCTTACGAGTAGTGCCAGGCAATACTGTACTGATCAGCACTACTTTTTTCGTTGTAGTAGCGTGTTTGTTGATTTTTAAAATAGCATCGATTACCGCATCGTGTCCAAAATCTTTTGGAGGCATATGACTACTAGGCACTGATCCATCATAGCCTTCTGTGTGTGGTGTAGGTACGGCAATAAAAATCCAATCACTCTCTGTAACTAGTTCTTCAATTCCGCACACTTTTACAGTATCACTGACACGTGGAACAATATCATATCCACGAACTTCATGACGTTCTGCCATGACTTCAGCACAATCAAGTCCTAATTTTCCAATTCCAATAAATCCAATTTTCTCTCTTTTGATCATGTGTTCAAACCTCAAATGTAATACAATATTATATATGCCTACTACGGCATATACAAAAATAATAGATGATTTACCTACCTACAACAGAAGGAGGAAGTGATAGTTCTACTGTGTCTCCTGATGTGATAAGACACGCTACTGTGTCATTAAACTCAAGCACAGAAAAAGTGTCCTTTAGTGGATTGTAAAGAACAGCAACACTGGTTATTGGCTCTTTCTTATCCTCGATTTCGCCTAGAAAAATAGGACGTTCCTTGAGATCTTCCATTAAATATTTAAGAAATGATTTTGTTGCCATACAGTAGACTGTTTTTTGAACTTCTACTGCTTTTGACTGAGCGTAGGAGAACGAAGAACTAAGAACGATGGCGGCGGCGATGACAAACTTTTTCATGAATTTACTCCTTGTGTGAGAGCATTATACCACATCAGCAAATAAACTCGAAATTTGTCTGCTGCCAGTGTACAACACTTTTTTGGTCTTTTCGGCTAACGCCTGCGCTTCTGGAGTAGATGCTTTGTTGAATTTACTAGAATTGATAACCTTATCAATCTTGCTTAAATATACGTCTCTAATCTTAGTTATCAAATCTTGAGCACTGCTATAATTTATTCCAGTAATAGATAACTTATTATTTGATTCTAATGTTCGAGCAATTCCTACAATTGATCCTATCAGTTGTTCTATAGTGCTTTCGTCGCCCATACCGGGATAGCGTTTAAGTAGTGGATCAATATTCTTACATCCAAAATATTTAACGGTATCAATTGCCCAGTTTTTGCGATCTGTAGTTATGTTAGTTACTTGAACGTCTTTTTGTTTACTAAATGGTACTACCTTACCGTCTGATGTTTTGATTTGAATTCCCAAATCACTGATACTTAGATTTAATGCTTCTGCCAGTGCTGAATACAAACTAGCACTTAGTACACCTTTAACACCTTCTGGTGGTGTAAGAACTGTACTCCAATCTACCAGATCAGTAAACAAACTGACTAAATCTATTTGAACGTAGTTATCATCATCGATATTAACTATGATGTTTTTGCCATTCTCTGTTTCAAAAACACCACTGCTGTCACCGTATTGCTTGATTAGATCATAATAAAACTGACGATTTTCGTTCGTTGATTTATCTGATAGTCTAGGTATAATGAATTGAATATCTATGTCGCCATATTGTTTATCTGGTTGTGTTTGTAGGTGTTTCTGATAATATGTTCCACTGCCAACTGGATTACCAAATTCTATGGGTTGAATATTATTTGAACTTAGCCAAGAATTTATTTTTGGTTCTATAGTATTTTTTAAGTATTCAACTACTCGTTTTAGTAGTCCTGGCGTTAATACAGTGCTTTGTGTTTTGGTACTTGCCCAACCGCCTTCAGATATTATTTCGTATATTCGCATTGATATATTTATTGAATATCAATTAAATTTTCTTTAAAGATATTCCATGCGTTATTCCATGACCATCTACCGCTGCTTTCACTGACTTTATCACGATCTAATTTAAGACAACACGATATGGCATAGTGTAAATCATAGGACAAATAGCCGTCTACTCCGGTAACTACTACATCACGAGGACCTGTTACTGGATATCCAGCAACTGGCGTGCCACATGCCAGTGATTCAATCATAACTATACCAAAAGTATCCCACGTGCTTGGAAATACAAAAACATCAGCATTTTGATAATATGATGCTAATTCAGTTCCTGTTTTAAATCCAACAAACTCAACGTCTTTATATTTTTCTTCTAATGTAGCACGATATGGGCCATCACCAACTAGTATTTTTTTAGAGTTTGGATAATCTATACTACAGAAAGCATCTAAATTCTTTTCTTTACTAAGCCTACTTACACACAGTAATACTATCTGTTTGTTTTCTGGTTTAACTATCGGTTTAAATATATCACGATCAACGCCTCGTGTCCAAGGTAAGATATCAGTTTTAAGTCCATGATGTAATAATTCATCACACATGGATATTGTAGTAGTTAATACACGACCACTATGTTTATGAAACCATCTTATATATTTCCATGTTAGAAATTCTGGAATACCTAATAACTTCTTTAGTGCTTCTGGCAATTTAGTATGATAACTGGTATTATACCGTAAATTTTTGTTATCTAAATAAAATCTTGCCGCTAATCCTAGTGGTCCTTCTGTGGCAATATGAATATAATCTGGGTTGATTTTTCTGATTTTATCGCCAATTTTCCATGGAATACTTAGTTTAATTTCGTTGTACCCAGGCATGGAGAAATTCTTGAATCCACTAGGGTCAAGAAAAATCATTTCATATTGATTCAATAATGCTTGATGGGCTAAATTCTTGTATGTCGTCACAACGCCGTTAATTTGATCTGGCAGGTTGTCTGATATAATTAAGATTTTTTTACGCATTGTGCCTCTATTTTAAAGTTTTTGAACTTAAGTTCGTATTGTAATGTACGAGCAACACTAATACAACTTTCTTGTGAAGAAAATTCAATAGAAATTTTACCTGGGATATCTCTAGGATTGTTTACATTAATTGCTAGTAGTAGCAGTATCCATGTTTCCATTTTCTTTTGTCCATGTTATTACTTCCCATTCACCATTCCATTTTTCTACTAAGGCAGTACAACTTTCAACCCAATCTCCTGTGTTCATATAGATTGTTTTGTCTATCATTTTAATTTCTGCTTTGTGAATATGTCCACATATAATTCCATCAAAGCCACGCTTGACGCAATAACCTGCCAAATTTTTTTCAAATTGAAACATAAAATCTACGGCTCGTTTAACTCTAGATTTCAAAAACTTACTGAGACTCCAATAACCAACACCAAATTTTCTTCTAATCCAATTAAACTTTGAATTTAAACTAAGAACAATATCATATGCTCTGTCACCTAGAAAACTTAGCCACGGAGCAATTCTGGTAATACCATCAAATAAATCGCCATGAACTAACAAATAATGTTTACCATTTATTCCTATATGTTCATACTGATTGTGTATTTCAATCATGCCAAAACTAAATTTATAAGAAATAAAAGGACGTAAAAATTCATCATGATTTCCCGCAATGTATACTACTTTTGTGCCACGCTTTGCGTGACCCAAAATACTACGTACAACATTAGTGTGACTTTGTTTCCATCTTAATCTGTTTTGTTGTATTTTCCAACCATCTATAATATCCCCCACCAAGTAAAGATTTTCACACGAATTATTTTTGAGAAAGTTAACTAGTTGATCTGCTTTACAGTCTTTTGTGCCAAGATGTATATCACTTATTGCTATTGTTCGGTAAGTCTTTTTATTCATAGTTAATTAACTCCAATAAAAAATAGGACCTTTCGGTCCTATTTGCTGGTTACGAATTCCAGCACCACTTAATCGTTGTGGCCGATTTAACGATTATTAATCTGACTCCATACACGTTCACGAATTTGTGCGGTAACGGCGTCTGGCATAGGAACATAATCAAGTTCTAGTGCCATCTTTTTACCATTCTTGAACGCCCAATCAAAGAACTTTAGAACATCACGACTTTGTTCCTTGTCTTTTGGTTCCTTGTACATGATGATAAAACTAGCGGTAGTAACTGGCCATGTTGCGTCACCCGTTTGATTGACGATACTTACACCCATACCTGGAACACTAAACCAATCAGCACCCGCAGCCGCAGCAGCAAAACTGGTATCATCTGGGCTTACCCACTTGCCAGCACGATTTTGAAGTTGCATGAACACTAGGTTGTTCTTCTTAACGTAGGCGTATTCTACATAGCCAATTGAGCCCTTTATACGTGCTACATTAGCGGCAACACCTTCATTGCCCTTACCTCCGACACTACTGGCAGCAGGCCACTTTACAGCAGCGCCGCGACCAACACGTTGTGCCCACTCTGGACTTACTACAGTAAGATAATCAGTCCAGTTGAATGTAGTGCCGCTGCCATCAGCACGATGTACTACAGTGATATTAGCATTTGGCAATGCTTTGCCTGGGTTTAGAGCAACTAGTTTGGGATCGTTCCACTTGAGGATATTTCCCATAAAAACTTCTGCTAGTACAGTACCAGTGATTCTTAGTTCACCTGGCTTGAACCCGTCTAGGTTAATGATGGGCACAGTGCCGCCAATTACTGCTGGGAATTGTACTTGTCCACGTTTATCTAAATCTTCACCATTCACTGGCGCGTCGGTAGCACCAAATGCTACAGTGCCAGCATTAATCTGTCTAATACCGCCACTGCTACCGATACTCTGATAGTTCAAGCCTACACCAGTTTCACGCTTATAAGCCTCTGCCCACTTGGCATAGATAGGGTATGGGAAAGTAGCACCTGCTCCTGTAATATCAGCAGCATGTACAGTTACTGCCGTTAGAGTGGCAGCAATGATTGAAAATAGTTTCTTCACGTTGTTAATCTCCTTGTTGTTAACATCTCGTATTTAAACATAATTATGTGACAATCCTGTTACAAAGTTACATTTTGTAAAGAAATTTTATCACGGATTGTATTATAAAACGTATCCAAATCACCACCAAATTTGCCAATAAGATGTTCAATGGCATCTAAACAAAATTTGTAATTTTTATCGTTGTACTCATCAATCATTTTTTGATGTAGTGATTTGTATTGCTCTAGGTTTGTTATTTCTGGAATAGGTATGTTGTTTGCTACACAATATGTTTTTATTGGATTGCCAGAAATGTTAAACGTTTCAAGTTCAAGCACTGTATAATTTTCTCTTAGGCGTTCTGCTGCCATGTCACCTATAATGATATTCATAGTGTTGTTATTCCGAATTTTGAAACTGATCTCTTGATTGCTCGGATTTGTTCTTTACAATCTTCAAGTGCGTTATGTGCTTTTGTGCCAGCATTTCTGGTGTCACCCAATGCCTGTAGCAATGTTCTACTATCACGGACATTATAATATTGCCACGGGATAGGTGTTTTCTTCTGTCTGTATAGATTTTCAAGAATACCCATATCAAACACAGGTCCTTGTGCCCAGATGCGCTTTGAACCTACGACCATTTTGGTCAGTACGGGACTATATTCACTAAATGTTGTTCGTCCCTCATCTGATAATGCTTCATTTCTGGTTTCTTCGGACTGTCGTCCCCACCATTCAACTGTGTCTTCATTAACATCTCTGCCTAACTCAAGTTGTTCTTCAATATCAAACTTGAAGTAGTTTTCAGTATAAAAACGTTCAACTGGATCAAATGGATCAAATTGAACTGCGCCAAGTGTAAGAACCACAGCATTTGGTAGAATACTAAGTGTTTCAATATCTATCATTAGGTCTGCCATGATTTAACTTTCTTGTTCAAGTTTAACGATTAGAGGATATCCGCTGTTACGAGCCAATACTGTTACTTCATAGCCCTTTTGTTCTGCCATTTCGTATGGCAAAGTCGCAACGATTGAAGATCCTGCTTCATGAATTTTTTTGGCCATTTCTTCAGCATCAATTCGTTCATAACCAAAAATGACAATCAGTGATTCTACTACAAATTCAAACGTCGTTACTTCATCATTGATATAGATAACATTGTAACGTGATGGCTCTTGAATTCCAGATTTAGATTTTGGCTTAAGAATAGGTTTTGCTTCTATAATTTCAGACATATAGGTTATATAAGAATTGTTGAATTGATTTAAAAGTGGGGGATTAAATCCCCCACTAATTTAATTACTTGGCAAAAGTAATTGCGATTTTCTTAGGACGTTGTTCTTCTGGAACTATGATTTCCAAATCAACGCTAAGAACGCCATTTTTTACCGATGCTAATTTTACTTCAACATTGTCTGCTAAAGTAAATGTTCTGGTAAAGTTTCTAGTACTGATACCCTTGTGAATATAACCAGGCTCTTTAATTTCAGTGGGCTTCTGTCCTTTGATAGTAAGCACACGATCGGTTAATTCAACATCCAATTCACTTTCTTCAAATCCAGCCACAGCAACTTCAACGATGTAGTGTGTTTCATCGACCTGAATTACATTGTATGGTGGATAATTGTCGTTTAGTCGTATGGTAGACTTGGACAAATCATGTAGCATTCGTTCAAATCCAATGGCATGACGAGAAAGTGAAGGTAGATCTAGAGTATGAATTCCATATTTTGTCATATTTTTCTCCTTTCAAATAAGCAAGTATGACTATGTTGTGGACCCTATTCAGGCATCCACGCCTGTATTTATACATGGAAACAGAAATTAAAACAATTTTTTTGGTAATTGTTGATCGGCGAGTTTTTTATTCCAACGATTGATAGCAGCGGCTTTTGCTCGCTTACGAACTGCGGTTGGCTTCTGAAAAAACTCCTTTTCTTTGAGAGTTTGAAGTATTCCACTGTCAGCAACTTTCTTCTTGAATTTACGCAGGGCTTTTTCTATGTTATCGTCTTTAACAAATACTTTATTGCCCAACATTTGCGGGCGTCTAAATTCAGAAGTCATCGTCAATTTTCCTTAAAAGATCTAACGGTTCCATTTCGTGATAGTGTACCCAATTATATGTTTTAGCAGCATGAGTACGAATACCCTCTGCCCATTGAACATCTTTCATGCTATCATGATAAACATATATATCATAACGTTTATCACCTAGATGCTCAGTTAACGCCGTCATCTGCTCAACTGTCCATGAACAGTTTCTGATAAAAACTTTAGGTATAGTTCTATCAAAGTCTAAATCTGGAGGTGTAAAAATTCTAGTCATAATGTCGCATCAATTAATAGATGCCAACCTAAATGTTTTTCGAATAACTTAAACATTTCATCTGGCATTGCTTCAAACCATGGTTCAACCATGTATTCCTTTTTTATGTATTTTTCAGTGTTATACTTAAAGATAAAGTCTTGTACAACATCAACGGTTGAAAATTTACTAAACAGTGCTTTGACTTCATCTACGGTATACGTCATAGCCTGCGGACAATTTGATTGTGCCTCGGGCTGTTCTAAACCGCCACTTATCAGTATATTCTTCCAACTGTTCTTTGCGTATAACATTACCTTAGCAGTTGAACCACTTTTCATGTATTTAGGCAAATTAGCAATGATTTCTGGTGGATGTGGTGAATGATGAATTACGCCATAACTGTATATCAAATCAAACTTCTCATTTGATTTTAATACACTATCAATAGACTCAGCATTACATTCAATAAATCTGCCAGAAAGATTATAAACTTCAAAACGACGTTTTGCTAGAGCAATACTTTCACCACTGATATCTAGTCCAGTGTAGTCTGCTCCTGCTCTAGTGAAGTTCACAGCATCAGTGCCTATGCCGCAACCTATTTCAAGTACTTTACACCCCTTCCATCTATCAAATTCAGCGAATTTATAGTTGTGTGGTTCGTTGAAGTAACGACGACGCTCAACTTCATCAAAGTATTCTACAGTGCCTATAGGTTGATTGCTATGACGTATATTACATGGACGATTGTTCCAGTATGCTTTGATATTTTCTAGTAGTTCGGTGGACATGTTACGGCATCTCCTTTAACTTGTTAATCCAATTGATCAAATCAAGTTGACGATCACGATGAGCATAGTCATCAGGATTACTAGGATCTTTGCCATCAGCAGCATAACTTTGTTCAGCAAACGTAGTATCATTGTTGCCGCCTGATAAGTCAGCACGATCATGATATACCTCCACTGAGATATTCTGAATTTTACCAGCAACACTGGCAACATGGAAAATCCACCAGTCGCTATGTGTAACTGGACTTATACATCCAAAGAAGTTAATCCATTCTTTTGGAATTATAGGAAATAGTGCGAAAGGATGATTGTGATTTACGCAAGGCATTCTTAACAAGCCAAACCAATCATTGTGTTTTACAATTTCTTCATCCCAATTATCTGTTAACATTAAGGCATCATCATTCCAGAACATGATCCAGCGTCCACTGGCATTTTGCCCTAAAAAGTTTACATAACGATTTAACTTTAGATAACCATAACGTGGCGTTTCAAAAATTTTACTAGTAGCAGAGCATTGTGCTATATAGTCACCCCATGTGTTCGCAAAAAATTCACGACTTTCTTCGTCATCGTCATCATATGCGATTAGAATTTCTATTCTTGAGGTATCTTTTGCTGCTGCTAGTAAACTGTTTAGACTGTTGATTAGGGTTTTTGTTCTTTTTCTGGTAGGCAATATTATTGAAATTTCAGGTGTGTTCATTGTTCCTCTTTAATTTTTCTGCTATTAGATCTTGTTCCAAACTACTTAATTGTTCTATATCGTATTCACCTGACGATATTTTTTCAATTAGGAAGTCAATATATTTTTCATCGTAACTATAACTATCTGAGCGTGATTTATCAATCTCCATCCACTTTACACCATTGTATTTGTATAACTTGTTTGGGTTATAATCTACTCGTAAAAATGTATCTCCTTTGTTTGCGTTCACGGGAAATGAAGTTCCAAAATCTGTTTTGACTTTTATGTCTTCCACTACTGTTGGTTTAACCTTACGCACGTTTAGCGTTTCAGGAACTACAGGTAGTGGTGCTTTATAGCGTTCAGCGGTTTCTGGTATCTTAGTTATAGATTTCGTTGCTTCAACTGTATTTACGGTTGTTTCAGTGGGTGTTGATTTTTCTTCTACCCATACCACTGGCTTAATATTTTTGAAGTGATCAAATTTATCAAGATATGGAAATTTTACAGGATCAAATACCTTTTCGGGTGTTGATTCTTCTGTGGGTTTTTCTTCTATTATGGGTTCTGACTTAGCCTCTGGCTCTGGTTCTTTGATCTCCGCTTGCTGTGACAATATGGGTATAATTTGAACATCTGGTGTTTGACTTTCAGACTTTGCCCATCGTAAACTTTGTTGCGCGGCAATGATTAGTATCAATGCTAATGGATCAAACACAGCAACAATGATGATGATAACTATCCGAACTGCCCGTTCAAGTAGATTGTTATCAATATCATCGCCGTAAATTAATGCCGCTATGTACTTTATGGGTCCAACTTCGGCTTCTATAGCACGAAGTTGAACTGCTAGAGGTTGTCTTTCGGCAGTATACCTAGATATGTTATTCTGTGCGTTCGCAATATCACCCTGCAATCTTCTGCGTTCGGCCTGCTGAGATCGTCGTAGATTTGCGGCACGGATGACGGCTTCTTCGGAGGTTGATCTAGCAATAGTTTCATCAATTGTTTTATCCAATTGCTGTAATGCTTTTCGTGCGACATCTATATTCTCCTTCTCTAGACTGATCTTTTCATCTAGTAACGCAACCTGTGCTGTTACATTACTTGAAGGTACCGCTTGATCCAGATGAGATTTGCTTAAGAAGCCAAATATGCCCATGCTGGTCAATAACATTAGTATGCCTACCGCTGGCACTAGATATAACTTATAAGCAAGTCCTGCCCTATGCCAGTTTAATTTCAACCATACCGCCGCTGTGACTTTACCAATCTCTAGCATAACACCCATTATAACAATGGGTAATACTGCCGCAGCAAATATAGCAGTTAGTCCAACTATACTATAGTAGGCGGCAACAGCACTGATTGCTAAAGCAACAGCAAGAGTAAAATATCCAAATATCATGTACTATTTAGTCAATTTATGTAATTACAATCTCATTTTTTTCTGATTTTGTGATACGATCTGAATAGAGTTTGTGACCTCGTGAGCGAACTAGATCTGCCATTTCTTGTGGTGTATCTTTAAACATGGTTATTAAATCTTGTTTAGTTACATCATTATTCACTGTTACGGCATAAATTTCATAATGGAGTTGTGGATTAAATTTTGCTCGTAATATCAGTGAATTCAACGAACGATCTAAGTTATATGTTGATTTGTCGCCAGACAATATACTAAGAATACGATTATGTTCAATCTCAGTGATGTTAATAATGGACTCAAGTCCATACATGTCCCATGAAATTATATAGGTACAATCGCTCATGTAAAATTCCAGATGTGATGAATGATGGAATTCTACATCAGATGAGTTTTTCTGTCAATCAGTGGATGGCATTCAGATTCCAAAAGTTTATATTATACATTTGTAGAATAGTGTTTACGGCGTCTGGAATTTCCATTGTTTCATAGTTCTCTGGCAAAATAACATTCTTTAAATTACCATCGCTATCTAAAACAAAGACAAAATCTTCTATATCCAGTGAGTCTAGAAATTCGTCTTCACTCATATCATCTACTTCTGAAGTGATATCTTGTTTCATGTTATTTTCCCTTATCTGAAAAAAATCAAAGATAACAATATGGATTGGATAATAAATCCAATACCAATCGTTAATGTATTTAATTGATCCTTTAACAACACTGCGCGAACAAACAATAACATCAATGCCGTCCACACAAACAATACTATTTCTACATTTGGTAATTTATCAGCAATACCAGATAGTACTGCTAATAAACTAGGAACAGTACTTGATAGTAGTGTTAGAGTTGCTATCCATCCTAGTGTATCTGCCGTTATTGTTTTAAATCTGCTTGAAATATACTCTTTTACTTGACTGTAATAATTCATGATTTATTCTCTATAAAAAATGTGTCTACCAATTTTTGTTACCTTTTTTTTCTTCCAACGTGGATTCACATAATCAGCATGATAGAAAAGAACTCCGTCAATGCTAGGTAACCTGAAGTTTTCAAATAATACCTTTTTTGCTATGTCTTCACTTTCCTTATAATGCTTTGGCGCAATTGGTTGAACTTTGTGTTTATTTTCACAAACCCAACTAAATTGGCATACCACGCGTTGTGAGAATTTTGTTTTTTGATGTACTACACTACATATATTGTCACCAAATCTGCCATCATTTACCCGATTTAGTGTTACTTGCGCTACTGCTATTTTACCCTCTAGTGGTTCAGTGGCCGCTTCCCAGTATATGTTTCTGGTTAAACAGTCTAGTTGTTTTAGATTTTCTTTCAATGAGATAAGTTCTGAACGATTATCATTTTTGATGAGTAGATATTTAAAGTTTTTATCTAACCCATATAGAAATATAGCAACAAAAAGAGTGAAACCAATGATGTAGGTAGTTATCCTAACTAATTTATCAATATTCATTGTTTTTCCTTTGTCACAAGGTTCACACGCTGCCCGTAATTTTTACTCCTATTTCTCCTAGTGCTTGTGTGTTCTTGTATTGGTTTAAAATAGATTTTGCTATGTCGCCTGCCTCATTTGATTGACACATACCATATAACATGGTATCTGTGCCAATGTTTTGATTATCGGCGGCATAGCCTGGCATGTTGTTTACAAAGTTATATATCTGACTATTATCTCTGTAAATCTCCGTACTAAAGTTTGCTCTATTAAAGTTCGCTACCTCGTAATAAGTAGCACGACATATTCTATTATATGCTGCGTTCACCGTTTCGACTGTATTACTAAAAGTAGGATCAGCCGCGATGGAAGACAGTAGGGAATTATACGCTGCAACCTTATCATTGTATTGAGTTTTGGTAAAAAAAGTTGTTCCTACTCTGCCTCTTAACACATTACGCGCGGATGAAACATAACCTTTCCATGCTTGACCAATTTCATCTAATGCTGTATGAATTTGAATACCATACGCTGAATTTTCAATAGTTCCTAAACCTTCATTTACAATTTTTAAATCATCAGTTAGATATCCTGATGCCATACCTATTACATTCAACATGGATATAGGACCGTTATCTGGACTTAAAGGTAAAAAATCTCTTAGAGCATCAATAATACTTTGTGGAAGTAATTTTCCTTCGCTACTTAAATTCTCTACATTAGGAGTAATTTCTTCTAACACAGAATCAATGATTTCTACTAGTTCGGCTCCAGTTTCTACTGTCAATTGTGGTGTACGTTGTCTAATATCTGTACCAAATTCTATCAATGTTCTGAAGAAACTATCGTTCTGTACACCACTGGTTTTTTCTATACTAATGTAATCCAGCGGAGATTTAAAATTATCTACTGTTGTTTTCAATACCTCTTGAATAATATTCAGATCAGACGGATTATTGATAGTTAACAGAACTTGACTGATTTGTTCGCTGTATAATGAATTGTATATGTTGTTGATATTGACGTTTGCGGCATTTAATTTTTCTATTAGATTACCAACAGATGATAATCCTGATTTTATCATAATACTAGCAATACTATTTGGTGTGCCAAAATATCCCACGTTAATTTCAGTGATGATTTTACCTAGATTGGCTAATGATCGCTTAATGGCAACACTATTTTTATATCTACTATATCCTTGTGTTAGAAATTCTTGATAATTGTTACTGCCGTAATATTGAACATCTGTATTTTCGCTATTTTTTAGTCCAGCGAGATATCCATTTGAAGTATTAACCCAGTTCAATACCTGATTGAATACGTTTATAAATGAAAAATTGTCAAAATAATTGTTACCAGTAAGTCTGGTAAGTTGTAAATCAATATAGTATAGTAAATTGCCCGAAAAGTTAACAAAAGTAGCAGGTATTACACCAGTAATTGCAGGTATAGCAGAATCTGATCCAAGCGTCATTGCTGATGGATCTCGCCAATACTCACGTAAATAGCCAGTAAGATATGGTTTTATAGCAACAGTATTATTACTATCAGTAACATAATAATATGTACCAGTATTTGTTGCCATGGCAATTAAATTACCATGTGCTGATAATGTGCCTAAAAACAGTCCACTATTATTTGGTATAGTGGGATTAAAAGGCAGTGTTTCATTGGGACATGTAAATCCAGGATTCAGTGAATTAGACACACTGGCTGGTGTTGCGGGTCCTACATATGGTAAACCATTAATTGTGATGCCATTTGCCATAATTTATCCTGGTCCATCTCCGCGACTTGCGTCGGCAGTGCCTTCTGGGTCCGATGATGCTCCAAAATCAGAACCTCCACTACTTCTACTAGCGTCAGCAGTTCCCTCTGGATCTGATGCCGCACCAAAGTTAGAATCTCCTACGTGGTCACTAGGTGGAGCCCATCCTTCAAAAAATACGTCTGGCGATTGTGGCACTGATTCTGGACTACCATAACTGCTGCCATAATCCGATACGATTGGAGGTGGACGTTCTTCCGCATTACATGGTCCAGGGAAAGCACTGCTTAACCCACCAGATCCCCATGGGCCACCGCCACCAGTACTCAGTGATCCTCCACGAACAGTGGCAGCATCAAATGTCCATGCTTTGGGCAGTAAGTCTGCTTTACTGCCTACTATTACAGAATCGTATCGCTCAATTTCTAATGGTCCACAATTCTCAGCACGACGAATTATCTTGACCCATGGGCCATCTGAAATTACACTTACATTACCCACATTTTCTAAATTTAAATCACTGGGTGTCACCACTCCACTATTTGAAAATGTTTTAAGAGCATATATAAAATCAGTATTTACAGCAAATGGTACTTGCTGTCCTAAATCCATAAAATAAGCCAATGCTAATTGAAGAGGACTTAGATTGCCCGCATCTTGCGTAGGTGATCCTGCTAGATATTGATTAGGTACTGTTGCCATACTATTATCCTAGTGTCACATCGGTACTACACGATGTCACAGAATGTCCGCAACTGCCAATTCCACTTAAAGTCAACGGAATTTGATCTTCAATTGTTACTCCGTATGAAATATCAATTGTAGATCCAAAACAGTGTTGTGGCCTACGAGGAGAACAACCAGGATGAGGCGTATAAATACAGCCCTGTAATGCTACAGATCTATCATTTACAGTCACCGTGCTACTAGATGGAGAGGTTAAACTACCACCTCCACCTAGTGTGTCACCTTGTCTTGCTACTCCTGGCATACTTCCTCTTTACATAATCAATGAACCTTTAGACACTGGCTGTATTCCAGTTGTCGTTTGAAAATAATGATCAGACATTTGCTTGATAACGGGCGCATGTAACATCACATGTTCTTTTTTAAGTTCTATATCTCTATTTATATCTGCGGCAAACATGCTCTGCATAAGGCCTAATCCTTGTGGGCTAGGAACAATGGTACATGGACGATTGACAGTAAAACTGATCATGTCTTCGCCTACGACTTTGGCAATAATTTCATCACCGTTAACTAACTTGAAACTTACAATATCACCTGAATCGTAAGTATTATTCTTTGATACTAACATTTAATTTTTCCTTTAGTTGTTGATCAGACAATTTGGCTAAGCCTTGAAATCCACCTTCAACGAATAGTTGATCATCTAAGTATAGTTGCGGTACTGTTCTATGTCCGCGTGATAGCACGAATTCTCTAGCATCTGAATCAAGATCAATTCGTACTTCTTGATAACTGATATTTTTGCTTTCTAGTAGCCGTTTTGCTTGTACACAGTACGGGCAATTCTCTTTTGAATAAACTTTTAGTGTCATAAACTGAATCCTTGAAATGTATTTTTATCTACGTCTTGTTTTGTTCCACCTATGATATAAGATGAAATTTCTGTTTCTTGTGGTGCTACCTGAACTTCTGCGCCTGCGATCCACTTTGCCGTCCATGGCAACGGATTACTGCCTACCTTAAGACCACTGCTTAATCCAACTGCGGTCATACGCTTATTGGTCAACCAATCAACATAATCACATAGCAATTGCTTGTTCAATCCAATCATGGAACCATCTTTAAATAAGTATTCGGCCCATGCTTTTTCCTGTTGTGCTGCTGCTAAAAATAGTCGCTCACACTCTGCCTTAGTTTCGTCACGAATAGCAGCATAGTCTGGATCATCTTGTGGCAATAACTTCAGCAATGTTTGTGTACTGCCTAGATGAACGTTTTCATCCCGAGCAATCAACTTGATAATTTTAGCATTGCCTTCCATCTTTTTCAATTCGGCGAACGCCCAACTACACGCAAATGATACATAAAATCTAATGCCCTCAAGTGCGTTTACTGAGTTGATACACATCCATAGTTTGCGCTTTAGATTATATGGATCTATCACAACTGTTCTGTCATTTACAGTATGTGTACCGTAACCCAGTAGGTTGTAGTATTGTACTGATTCAAATAAATCATCATAGTATTTGCTGATGTCTACCGCGCAATCAATGATCTCTGGTATATCCATGATGCCATCAAAAATAACACTAGGATCAGCATAGATGTTTCTGATAATGTGTGTATAACTACGACTATGGATAGTCTCGTTAAATGCCCATGTTTGAATCCATGTTTCTAATTCGGGTATAGTTGCGATAGGCAAAAATGCCAGATTTGGACTTCTACCTTGTACACTATCTAACAGAATTTGTCTCTTAAGATTGGATGTAAAGATATGTTGTTCATACTTAGACAGTTCTTTGAAATCTTTAGCATCACGTAGTACATCCACTTCTGACGGTTGCCAGAAAAAGCCAATTTGTTTTGTTGTTAACTTTTCAAATTGACTATACTTAAGTACGTCATACCGTTGAACTGTTACTGGACCACTTGGATCCAGAAATGCTAACTTCTCTATATGTTTCTTTTTATCACTGATATTGAATACACTTATACTCATTTTAGTTTACCTTATTCATTAAATATATATTTCCATTCTTTCCATTTATCTTTTTCAGAAAGACATCTATCTCTTACAATTTTAGTTGAAGACAAATTATAATATTTGACCACTTCCGTTACTGAATTAAAAACTCCATGAGGAGTAGATACTTTCTTCTTTCCTTTTGAATAATGTGGCAATTGAAAATTATTTTTATCTAAGATTTCATAATATGACCATATATAACCATGAGCATTTTTAAATTTCCCCTCGCATGTATATTTGATATTGCTTGGACTTTTCGCGCTTACATGTTTTGCCGCTTCGGTTAAACTATCAAATTTTCTAATAAATTTTCCAAATAAATCAAATTGATAAACTGGTTTTTTTAACATTTCATTCGCCCATTTATGCCATCCTTTACGAACATTAGTCCAATCTATATGTTCATATCCACCAGTTGGTGTATTACTTAAATTGTAATAATTACGATTTTTTTTAGCATCAACACTTTTTAAATAAAACTCTTCTTTGACTTTTAAAAAGTTTATATCTTCAACAAATTCAAGTATTTCTCTTTTAAAGTTTTTCATTCCATATTTCTTAAATGCTTTATTTATGGCAGTGCCACCAGCCGTGTATCCATCGTTTAACGAACCGCGATGACTACCTATATATTTTTTGCCATTTATTAAATTGGTCCATTCGTATATAAATCCAACATAATTTTCAGTAGATGTCATAATATTACCTCCAACATTATTTATCTACTATTTTAATACTTTAATTAAATGGCACAACTATCACATATTTCTTCAATATTTTCAACGTTTTCCACTTTATTTTCTTGTGAATTGATTAATTTATCTACGTCTATTTCTCCCTGTCCGTCATTAACGTTAAAATAATATAACTGCTTTCCACCGTATTTGTAGAACATCAATATATGCTTGAGCATTTCACTCATTGGTATTTTTTCTTCTTCGTAGAACTTAGGATTGTAACTGGTGTTAACACTGATACCTTGATCAATATACTTTTGAAGAATCGCACATAGTTTTAAGTATCCCTCTGGACTACGCTGATCCCATAGCAATTCATATTTGTTCTTCAGTCGTCTATATTCTGGTACTACCTGCTTCAAAACGCCATGCTTACTTTGTTTGATACTCACATAACTACGTGGTGGCTCGATTCCGTTGGTAGCATTTGAAATTTGTGCTGAAGTTTCTGCGGGCATAAGAGCCATCAGTGTAGCATTTCTTTGACCAACTTTCATAGCCTTTTGACGAAGTTCTGACCATGGCATACGTTCTACGTGTGGCACAAGTTCATCAACTTCACGCTTTCTAGTATCAATTGGCAGTATACCATGTGCTGATTTTAGATCTTGCCAACGAGTACATGCGCCTTGTTCTTCTGCTAGATCAATACTGGCCTTAAGTAGATAATAACTCCATGCCTCGGCGTATTCGTCTACTAGTGCCAGTGCTGCAGGATCGCTATATGATACATCATGCTTGGCTAAGAAATAAGCAAAGTTTACAATTCCGACACCCAATGGCCTAAATTCTTCAGTTGCTAATCTTGCCGCTAGTATAGGATAATTCTGATAACTCAGTAAAGCATCTAGCCCACGAACAGCAAGTGTACATCTGCGTTCAAAGTCACGTGGATGTTTGATATTACCCCAATTTGTGGCACTAAGTGTACATAGAGCAATACGGCCATTTGGGTCATTGATGTCAGTTAGCGGCACAGTAGGTAAATCAATTTCGGTACATAGATTGCTCATCTTAACTGGAGCAACACTTTCATTGAATGGACTATGTGTATTAGCATGGTCAACATTCATGAGATAAATTCTGCCCGTATCTTTACGTTCTTGAGCAAACTGTGAGAATAGATCAATAGCCTTGTATGTCTTTTTTCTTATCTTGGTGTTACGCTCTGCCTTAACATATAGTTCAGCAAATTTTTCTTGATCGTTGAAAAACGCATCATACATTTCAGGAACATCAGCAGGACTGAAACAAGTAATATCACCGCCACTAATCAGACGTTCATACATTAACTTGTTAAATTGAACACCGTAGTCCATATGACGAACACGATTATCTTCCGTGCCCTTATTGTTCTTTAGTACCAGTAGATCTTCAATTTCTAGATGCCAAATTGGATAGTATAGAGTTGCGGCGCCGTTCCGAACACCACCCTGACTACAACTACGTGTTGCTGTTTGGAAATGTTTATAGAATGGAATTACCCCTGTATGAAAGGCATCACCGTTTCTGATTGGTGATCCAATTGCGCGAATGCGGCCCGCGCCGATTCCAATTCCTGCTTTCTGGCTAACGTAGCGAACAATGCTACTAGCAGAAGCATTAATACTATCCAGGCTATCATCAGTTTCAATGAGGACACAACTGCTGAACTGTTTTTGCGGAGTTCTAACACCAGCCATAATAGGAGTAGGCAAACTAATATCGTGATTGCTAATAGCATTGTAGTACTCCTTTACCCAGCGCAGTCTTGTATTTACTGGATATTTCTGAAATAGAGTAGCAGCAATCAGCATATATGCCACTTGTGGTGTTTCAAACAATTCACCAGTTACTCGGTTTTGTACTAGATATTTGCCACGCCATTGTTCCATAGCAGCATATGTGAAATTTTCATCACGAACATGATCAATGGCTTCTTCTAATTCTTGCCATTCACTATCTGAATATGCGCTCAATAGTTCATCAGTATAAAATCCAGCAACAACGTTTTTCTTAACTAGATCTAACAGTTTCCATGGTTGATAATCACCGTATACCTGTTTTCTGATATGATAGTTAATTAATCTACCAGCAACATATTGATAGTTTGGTGTTTCTTCACTTATCAGATCAGCGGCACTCTTGATAAGGGTTTCTTGAATATCTGAAGTTTTGATGTTGTTATAGAACTGAACTTTGCTTTTGATTTCTACTTCGCTGGCACTTACTCCACTGATATCTCTAGTGGCCCAAAAAACTACCTTATGAAATTTTTCTAAATCCAATGGCTCACGGCGGCCATCACGCTTGGTGACATATATATTTGACATTAATTTTCTCTTAAGTTATTTTGTGTAGTTGAAGATCTTGTACTGTTATAGTTTTTATAGGCACAAGATCCTCATTAATTTGTTTTTTATTTATAATCTCATCGTGGAGGTAATTAAGAACATATTTTCCTCCTTCAACAAAGACTAAATTATAATTGTTCTTTGTACTTTTTTCTTGATAGATTTTTATGGTGCCTTCAATGGCGTGTTCAGTTAAGTACAGAGTATATACCATTGCCAATGCTTTGGCAAGATCGCAATAGTAATTATCGTTAATTAACTCCCACGGATTTGGCCAATTTTCTATATGATCGGTAGTCAAATAGTGCGAAACAAAAGGAGCATAACACCAAAGATGATGCGTTTCTTTTAAGGCATCCTCTTTTGTTAATTTGCTAATTTTTTTCCTAAAATCATGCCAATAGCGAAGGCGTTCGCTAGGTAATAGATTCCACATGGTATTAGAATGATAGTGTGCTTACGGTGTATTGAATATTTGCGTTAAATCCAGTAGATGTTACTAAGTTGGCTGCTAATACAGCATACGCTCCTGGGCCACTGACTCCAACAGTATTTACATCCCACTTCATGCCTATGTTTCCAGATTCAGTATATTCTTCGTCATAGTAATAGGTGTTATCGGATAACTTTCTGGCTAATTTGATCCAGCCAACACGGGTATCAACATCACGCACCGCGGCATATTGAACATAAATTGCTGGTTTATTGGCATCAGCAATACCAAATGCTAAATTAGCGGCGGTACCATCTGATATACCCTGGCTGTATACAGTGTAGTTTGGCAGATTACTGTGCTCAGTTAATATTTCTGTATTGCCAATTTCAGGTGCGCCCTCACCTAATGTACCATTGCCAATATATAATTTTCTAGTATCTACGCTCCAGCCTAATTCTGCTGTAGCCAATTGCGGTAGATCACTCTGTACACCGCTTCTGTGTTTGATTTGAGAGATTTGAACAATTGCCATACTTTTACTATCCTTATGACTTATTTATTCTGGAGACCATAATACATTTCCACACGATTGAGCCACACGTTTGAATAGTGTTCAAATTCATCATCAAGTACTTCAAATTCCTGATACTGTCCGTCAGCACTACACATTAGAATAACACCCGTGTTGATATTTGTGCCATGTGTAGCATTATGCGCCATAGCATATGCTGCTGTTTGTAAGAAGTAATCTTCAATCCATTCACGTTTTTTTGGCTTATTTGTCTGTTTGAAGTCCATAATTGCTGGACGATCTTTCCATGTACCAATACAATCTGATGTGCCAGCATATAGTTGACTGTAATACAGTGGTACTTCAATTCCCCAAAATTCACCAACATGTTTCTGTAGAGCATGTTCTATGATTGTTTTTGCCATACCGTGACTTTGAATGCTATACGGATTTGTACCTGGATCATCAATCTTGTCATGTTTAACCCAGTTCTCAAGCCACTTGTGCATCCTGGTTCCACGACCTGCTGCTTCTGTGGTAATTTGTTGTGCTTGTGATTCACCGACGCGTCTTCGCCAGTCAAATAGTGCTTTCTTGGATTCTTCTGATTTTGTAGCATCGAGAATAGTAGTCACACTTGGAACTTTATGACCATCAGGTGTTTGATAGTGACGTTTGCCAGCGGCCTCAACTCTGCTTAGTGGTGTGTAGTTGTAAATGGATTTAATCATGCTATAAAAAAGTAATGTGCTATGATAGCACATTACGTTTCAGGAATAAAATATTATGTAAATTGTGTTACGAACGACGCTTCATGGCACTTTTGGCCATACGTGATACTGTATCCTCCGGACCAGGCTGTTCATTGCCACCATCGCCAGTATCCGATTTAGTATCACTATCTTCCTTGTCTTTGATACTATCTGTTGAGAACACTATTCTGTTGCCACTAATACTTTTGAGAAGATTTTTCAATGAAGGATTCTTTTCATTCAAATCTACTAAATTATCAACACTGAAGTTAGAAATGCCAGTATTACGAACGTATCTAATAATCATATTGGTAGGCAATTCATTTGGAAGTTCACCAGATTTGATCTTGCCCGCCAATAGATTTAGTGCTGCCAGTACATTGGCCTCGATAGAAGACACTTCATTGTCTTCTCTGAGAAATTCATATGATTTCATTTAACGACGTTCTCTACCCATTTCTTCTGCGCCACCAGCACCAGCTTCAGCGCCACCGAAGCCAGATGGTTCTTCTGCTGGCATTTCTCCAGGCATTGCCGCTGGTTGTGTGCCAGGCTGACCACCACCTTGTTGTGTCATAGGTTGTTGTTCACCCGCTAACACACGAGCACCGCTATCTAGCGCATCACGCGCTGCCTTTAATGCTTCCATAAGTCCTTGTAGAGCACTGGTAACAGTTGATTCAAACGCATCCGCCTCTGCTGTGCCAACTTGATCTCTGATGGAGTCTAGTAATGGTGGCAATTCTTCGTTTTGCATTTTACTAGCATCAGTAATCATGTCTTGGACAGTATCTACCATGTCCTTGGCAGCAAGAACTACTTCGGCTGTTTCTAATTCACCTTCAAGTAATACTTCTTGACGATTGATCCAGTCATTTAGACTTTCATTTACAAGTAGCATTTCCATGTACTTTGGATTTTTCTCTGCCTTATGTGCGCCGTAACTGCGTTTAATAGACATTAAACTTTCAGATAGAGCATTGCTTAAACGAATTGCTTTAGGCAAAGTTAACTTGTTATAGTTAATTTCAAAGCCAAAACGAGTTTCTAATAACTTGTTAATTCTTTTGGCCTTAGAAGGAGATAATTGGTTCAGGTTCATTTTAATTTTTCCCACACTTTCATATATTTAGCATGGGTGATATTTTTTTCTAATTCTTCCA